GCTTTTTCAAATGCTTCTTTTTCTTTCTCTCCTCTTTCTTCCTCTTTCAGCATTTCGCCCATGAACCAATATGCAAGGTTCTTTGTTCTTTTGATTGCTTTTTCTCTGTTCTCTGTCATGTTCGTTACCTCCGTTTGCTTTACTTCTTTAACTGTCTTTATTATATACTTACGGAAGTATAAAGTCTATTGACATTCTGCACAATCTTACGGAAGTATATTTGTATATCTTGTATACTTCCGTAAGTATTTATTGTTATCTGCCCCGGCGTTTCAGTTCTTCCGCAAATTCTCTGACCGGAACTTTCACGGTCAGTGGTATGTACTTTCCGCAGTTATCCAGTTCATACAAGAACTGTGTTTCGCCTTTTTTCAGATAGTGAAGTGTCGCAATGTCCGTGACCTTGCGCAGTGCGACTGCTCCCGGTGTGATTGCCACGCAGCCTTGCGGTAGGTAATATGCTTCCCGTGTTTCGCCGCCTTTCTCTGCCAGTCTGATTGCTACTGTGTCCCCTATCTCTAACGGGCACACCGCCTTGAAAAATTCTGCTTTCATTCCTCTTTGTCCTCCTGTTCGTGCTTCTCTCTGTTCTGTCTTCTTACCTCCCAGCCAACTTCTCTGACTACTACAAAGACCAGATATAAAATACCCAGCCCCACGCAGACCGCAAAGAATGTTACCAGTGCTTTTACAATCTCAATCAGAAATGCAATCATTGTTCTTTCCCTCCCTCATTTTCTGTTTTGCCCAGCCAATAGCCCGGCTGCTTGCGTTTATCTGGTGCAGCTGGCGTACTCTGATATTATTTGTCTTTTCTTCTTCCTCTGCCTGCTGCCGTTCCAGCTGTCGGCGGTATAGCAATTCTTTTCCGCTGTAATACTTTCGCTTCTTTTTCGCCATCTTTATTCCTCCATCAAAAGAACTTTCTATGGTATCTGCTGCCCTTGCTTGCCTGTTTGCGTCGCTGGCGCTGTTTTCTTCTCTTCTGGTACTGGGCGTCTTCTGCCGCTGCCACCTGCCTTTTGACTGCTTCGTGGTCTATGTTGTCCACCTCTTCTTGCAGGACTTCCAGCACTTCAACTTCGCTGTCCTTGAAAGTGAATGTCATACCGGGGTCATACTCTCCGCTTGTCCAGTCTTTCTGGAACTTCTCAAAATTATCTCTGTATCTATACGGTGCCTGTGGGTGGTACTGTTCGGCTTCATATATGCCCAGCATAACTTCTTTGTCGTCCTTGTCGTCCCAGTTGTAAAGGTGCCAGCTTTCGTGGTTGTCCCAGTTCCACTTTGACAAATACAACACTATTCCGTCAAAGTAGTTACCCTCACGCACCATGCCTTTCATTTGCTTGCAGGTGAAGCCCTGCCCCTTTAATTCCTCTTTGATTTTCTCATAGTCCCTGCCGCCAGTATGTAACTTTGCTTTTACGATTAACGGCAAATACTGTGGCTGTTTATCTTCTTTTCTTGCCATTGCTTGTCCTTTCCAGTCTGTCTGCAATCCTCAATATGCTTTCCATTGACTTTCTAATGTTTGTGTCTGTGCCCTCTGTGATTTTCAGCACGTCTGCTATGTCCCGCAGTTCTTGTGCCATTTCTTCTGTTTCCCCGGTCACAATGTCGTATTTATTGCGGCAGGCGGTGCAGACCTGCGAACCCTCCGGGATAACTTCACCGCATATCAAGCAGCGGTCAACGTCGTTCATTCTTCCCAGCTTTCGTATTTCTTCACACGCCTTGTCAAGTTCTGCACCTGCTCAACAAGGTTTACAACCTCATGTGGTGACAATCCGGTTTGTTCATAGTCATACAGCTTCTTTGCGGCTTGATTGACTGTGACGTGCGGTTTCAATACTGCTTTCTGTCCGTTCTGGCTGTATTCTGTCAGCGTCGTTCTCTTCTGCCGTTTCTGTGGCTTCTGGTGCTGTCTGAACGCCCCTGCACGCTTCATGGTGCTGTAATATGGCACTGTCTGTTTCAATGTGTGGTCCATTGCTCCCATTTACTCTTCCACCTTTCTTCCTGTCTGCTCTATAACTCCCAGATAACCCGCTATCGTGTCCATTGCTTCTTCTGCGGACCAGCAAACCGCCGTTTCATACCCCTGCTGCCGCAGCTGTTCCAGCCACCAGTCTTGCTTGTCTGTTGTTTTGTTCTTTCCCCACTTCATTTCAACATAAAGCCCGTGTTTTCCGTTTCTGGCTACTGGCAAGCATAAGTCCGGCACACCAGCTTTCACGCCCTGCCGTTTAAGGTTTGCCGCTTCAAGCTGGTTCCTGCTGCCGCCGTTTGGGATATGGTGCAGCAAGTCCAGTTCTGGGAAGTCCTTTGCGTAGAACGTCGCCCAGTTTATAACTCTTTCCTGCTCTGTGGCTTCACTGCGCTTTCTGTAATATGCTCTACTCATTGGCTTCGTTTTCACCTCCTGTCTTTACATTCTCAAAGTAAAACTTTACTTTTCCGCAATTTTCTTTCACAATTCCGTACTTTTTCGCCAGTCTGTATATGAATACTTTTTCCAGCCGTTCCGGTAATGTTTCCAGCTGCTTTCTGAATTTTTCAACGCTCATTGTCGATTTATAGAAATTGCACGCCCGGCACGCTGGCATATAATTTTCAATGCTGTTTATCTCTTGTACTTTCCCGGCTTTCAGTTCCTTTTCGTGCAAGTACACGGCTTCTATGTGGTCAACCTGCATTTCTTTGATTGTGATTTTGCAACCGCAATACCCGCAGTGACCGTTCAAGCTGTCATGCACCTGCTGCCGCATTGCCTTTGATATTGCTTTTCTTCCCTCTGCCATGCCTGCACCTCTTAATCATCAAATTTCAATTCTTCTGCCGCTTCCGGCGGTTCTTCTTTTCTCTTCCATTCGTCAAGGTCAAGCAACTGCCCGCATTTGCTGCAATAGTTGAAGTCATTTGACACATGGAAGTAATAGCCGTCTTCCCGGTCTTTCTTCATGTCCTTGTCGTATGCTGAAAACAAATGCTTTCCGCATACCGGGCAATAGTAGCTGTTAAGATACCCCAGTTGCCCCGGTAATGTTGGGTATTCGCTTTTCTGGTGTTTTGGTTTTCTTGCTTTCCTCACTGCCATGCTTTATCCCTCCGTCGCCGCCTTTATCAATCTTTGCTGTATTGCTTCAAAATCCAGCCGTAAGTCCCGCATATTCCAGTATGTACCGCAGCCCGTGCATTGTTCGTCCGTGTATGTGTACGGGCAGGCGGTGCAAATGTCCGTTTCTTCCTGCAATGTCTTTGCGACTGCTGCCAGCTGAAAAGCTATGCCCCAGAATTTCTTCAAGTCAATTTCTGAAATGTCCACCGGGACTGCTGCCGCCTTTTCAATTTCTGCGTCGGTGATTTTGTATTTTTCTTTCAACGTGGTATACATCACCTGCGCTGTCTGCTGCTCCCCGCCTATGCCACGTTCTGCCAGTGCTTTTATTTTCACCAGCTTTGCAATGATTTTCTGTCTATCTTCCATCAGTCTTCTTCCTCCGGTTCTCCTATCAACGCCCGTGGCGGCTGTTTGCCGTCCATGAAGCCCGCAAAGAAAGCGGCTTTTTTCAACATTCTTTTTTCTTCGTCTGTTCTTTCTCGCTCTTCTCCCTTATGTTCTTGATAGCAGCGGGCGTTTTCGTCCGGGAATAGGTTGTTTTTGAACTTAAAGCCCGCCATAAACGCTTCCATTTCCCGTTTTAATTCCTCTTTGTAGAAATTGAAATACAGTGTGATTTCTGCTGCTTCAACCTCTGTGCAGTCGCAGCCACGTTTCTTTCTACGGCTATAACTTCCGGTGTATCTGCGATAGCTGGCGCTTCCTGTTACCATATAGAAAATCTGTGTCAGCAGGTCTTCTTCTAAATCGTTCTTGTAACTGAACCAATGCACTGTCACTTCGTCCAGTGTTATTTCTTCGTCTTCAATTTCGTATCTGGCTTTTAATTCCTCATACATACGCATTGCGGTTTCTTTCTCGCCGCCTACGCCACGTTCTGCAAGGGCTTTTATCTTTGCCAGTTTTTCTTTGATTTTGTCATGTTGTATCTGGTCCATATTCTCACCTCATATACTGCCACGACTGCGGCGCTCTTTTAATTCCCAGTTCTTCCAGCGTCACTGCCTGTGGGTACTCTTTCACGTCTGCGACTTCCCAGCCGTAAACCTTGTTACGGCTCCCTGCTGCATAATTGTGAATATCATGTGCAGGAACCTTGCTTTTCTTCTCTGCTTCTTCAAAGTTCTTGATTTCCAAAACCTCCGGGCAAATAAATTCACCCAGCACCCCGGCACCGCCTGTCACGTATACCAGCACCCGGAACGGTGCTTTGCATTGTGGTTTTGTCTTCCGCAGTTCCAGAACCTTTTCACCTGCTGCCATCTTCTGCCACCATTTCTGG